TCGGATGTATAAGCGTAAGTATGGGATTGAGTGGATTGTAATTGACTACCTACAGCTAGTCCCGTGGAACTCTAAGCTCAAGAAGCACGATGGCATTGCAGAGGTTTCCCACCAGATTAAGCTCATGGCTATGGAACTAGACCTACCAGTGTTCCTGCTCGCACAAGTTAATCGTGAGGGAGCCAAACGTGAGACAGGCTTAACCCTCTACGACCTAAAGGATTCCGGGGATATTGAAAATGATGCGGACATCATCCTCCTGCTGTGGCCAGATGGTGCAGACGTGGACGAAGCCAAGCGGCACGACCCAGTGCATGGATCCTATGTCTCTATCAAATACAATATAGCGAAGCAGCGTGAGGGGGATCGAGATCAGAAGGGGAAGTTCATCTTTAAGAATCACGTAGGGAGGTTCTATTAATATGCCCTGTTACAAAATTAAGTATACCAGACGGGATATGCCTGATCCTTGCACAGCATTAAAGTTTGCCCACGATCCACAATCTGCCCTCAAGCTGTTATGCACAGGGACAGAAAAGAAGGGATTTAGATTGACTCGCTCTGGAGTTTCGGTAGAAGTCTTAGAAGTTAAAGAAATACAATAATAAAACAAAACATATAATGACATGGTATCACACAAACATAAGCTCAACACCTTCCACCTCTTCGCAGGAGCAGGAGGCGGCATTCTCGCTGACCTCTTACTTGGACACAATCCGATTGGAGCGTGCGAAATCGAACCCTACCCAAGAGATGTCCTCCTCGCCAGACAACGAGACGGACACTTGCCAAACTTCCCAATCTGGGACGACGTATGCACACTCGACGGAACACCCTGGAGAGGAACAGTTGATGTTCTTTGCGGAGGATTCCCATGTCAGGACATCAGTGCGGCAGGTAAAGGAGCAGGAATTAGCGGAGAGCGTTCGGGACTTTGGAAGGAATATGCGAGACTCATTGGAGAGATGCGGCCTCGCTTTGTCTTTGCCGAAAACTCACCTTTGCTTCGCACTAGGGGACTTGGAGTTGTCCTCGAAGACTTGGCCGCGTTGGGGTATAATGCTCGATGGGGAGTGCTCGGAGCTAGGGATGTCGGTGCGCCACATAAGCGAGACAGAATGTGGGTCTTGGCCTACGCCGCTCGCAAGGGACTGGAAAGACAGCGGCAACCCGGAAAAAGTCGCCAAGAGTGGGCGGGACGAAAGTGTTCCCAGGAGGTGCGCGAAGGATTTTGGGAAGATTCCATCTCCGAAGTTGCCCGAATGGATGATGGGATGGCCGATAGGGTGGACAGGGCTAAAAGATTTAAAGCCATCGGCAATGGGCAGGTTCCGCAATGTGCAGCAATGGCATTCTCTATTCTCTCAGAAGGACTAATATGATAGGGAACAATCACAAATGGGACATTGAAAGCGAACCATTCTGGACAAGCGAGTGTGGCAAATATACCTGCTCAACTTTCGGGAACATCGCGAACGGAAAGGGTTTTGGACTTAGCGCGAAACACCTAGGTCACGATTGGCAAGAGCTTTATGATGCCGTTAGCGAGCAATACGGTGACGACCTTCACCGATTCCATGGACAGGCGGAAGCGGAACAGGCATTCAACATTCTCTCAGAAGGATTAATCTAATTACTAACAGAACTATGAACACAGACCTAGACGAAGCACGACAATATGCAGACACAATGCTTGAAGCCCTGGACGTGATGGGGAGGGCAATGTATTTTTGCTTGAACCATCCCAACGCACCAGAGTTCAAGGCATACCGCAAGCTCCTCATCGGAGCGCACGAACGTATGGGGAAAGATACCACCAACTTTCTAGCACAGATAGACGAGCCAGAACCTCCTTACTTTCCAACCGAAGAGGATTTAACACAACATGGCTAGAGGGGAAATCAATCCAATCATAGGAATAACCGACGGTAAGATGCGGACACTACTCAAGTCAGCCCTGCGTCCAATCTGGCGCAACACCTCACGCAAACGCTTCATCCAAGCCATAAGGCACAGGGGGACAAACCCCAAGACTGGACGGGGATGGTTCGCTGTCACATGTGCAGACTGCGGCAGGGAGATGGGAGTTTCAGAGAAGGAGAGACGCATCAAGAGGGATGGCACCTTGGAGAAGCGAGCCAAGAGTGTATATGAAGTTGACCACATCCACGGCATCACACCAATGACAGACATCAAGGACACTCTCGGTGACTACTACCACGATCTAATCTACGGAGACATGAGAATCCTCTGCGTAGCCTGCCATAAAAAACACACATTTGATAAAAAAAAGTCTTGACCCACCACCAAGTTTCTGAAACTCTACAAATAAATTATGACAGAAGAAAAGAAACAAGAAGCCTTAGCCCTAATCAAGGGGCGAGTTGAAGCGGCTCACCAGAATAAATACAAGGACGTGACGGGTAGAGTTTATATCGACACCCTCCTCGACCTTTACAACTTAATCTCCAACAAACCAATTAACCAACAATAATTATGTCAAGAACAAGATCAAACAGCCAAGGTTCCTCGAACCCAGCAACCAAGTATCTCGGTTGGGATACTCAAGCTTCCGCCTGGGAGTTTTACGATAAAGAAAACAAGAAGTCCTGCACCCTCCCTTCCAGCACAGCCTTCATTGTCCTGGATCAACTCAACACAGCTAAGGGTTGGGATGATCGCAAGGGAGGCCTCTGGTCAAATGAGGTTCGCTCCGTAGCTGACCAGCTTACCATCCGCAGTAAAGATGGGGTTGTTGCTACGGGCACATGGTCAGAAGTTAAGACGACCAATGGTATTAAGTTCACCAAGTCTGTCTATGCTATGGCTAAGGTTGGAGAGGGCTACGAGCTAGTCAACTTCCAGCTTAAAGGTTGTGCGCTTACAGCATGGATTGAGTTCCAAGACTCCATCGGAGGCCAAAGCAAACTAGAAGGTGATGTAGTTGTTGCCGTCAAGGATGTTGTGTCCGACAAGAAGGGGGCTGTAAGCTTCAACAAACCAGTGTTTGGTATTGTCTCTGAAACCCTATCATCCGAAGCCTCAGCAGAAGCTGACTGCACGGATGCAATGCTCCAAGAGTATCTGGACTCCTACTTCAATACGACTAAGGAACCGACTAAGCAAGACGAAGTTGTTACACCACCAGTTGCTGATGAACCAATCTTCGACAATGAAGACCCGTTTTAGCCAACCGTTGATCTGGACTAACTGAAAACCCCAAGCCGTGGCGGGGGAGCATATCCCCTAATAGCTCCCTCGCCCAACACCTTTACCATGAGCCAACCATTACCAACCGATGCCGCCGAGCGCAAAACCTACCCAATCTATGGCGGGTTTATTACATACTTCCCTCACGCTATTGCTGCTGTCTCTCACTTGTCCCACATGGGACAGCAACAGCACCACCCAGACAAGCCCCTGCACTGGGACATGGACAAATCTACGGACGAGCTGGATGCCCTCATGCGCCACATCATCGACGAGGACTGGGTTCATGTAGCTTGGAGAGCTATGGCTAATTTAGAACGTAAACTCACGGGCAAATGCACATACGAAAACACAATTAAATAATGGACATCATCGACAAATACCGTGAGCTTATGGCTCCCGTAACCAAGATCACGGAAGACGTAATCAACGGCCTAATGACTGAAGACGAAGGTCAAGCCCTAGTCGACAACCAGATTGCCAACCGTTCCAGGGAAGACCGCTACGAACTTGAGTCCATCAGGGACGACATCCGCCGCATGGTTTACCGTGCAACCAAAAGAAACCTTATAGCCTAAATATCATGAGCACAAAACCAACTCTCGTCTTTAGCTGCACACACGCCCCAGCTATGCACAAGGACTTCATCCCCTTCCTGAAGAAGATATACAAGAAACATAAGTGTGGACGTGTTGTCCACCTCGGTGATGCAGTCGACTGGAACAGTATTTCCTTTCATGAAAAAGATCCGTCCATGCCCAGTGCAGCAGACGAGTTCCTTGCAGCCAAGAAGCAGATGCAGCAGATATACAAAGCTTTCCCTAAGCTGGACTATATGATGGGCAACCACTGCTCCCTCCCAGAACGTAAGGCTAAGTTGATTGGTTTACCAGAAGAAGTTCTATGTGATTTTGCAAAGCTCTGGGACGTAGCTGGATGGACAATTCATCCACGCTATTCAGACCTAGTAATTGACGATGTAATCTTCAGGCATGGAGACAAGGGTAAGGGGGGAGCTATGGCAGCACATAAGAATGCTATCGCTGAGTTTGCCTCAGTTGTCCAGGGACACTTCCATGCACAGGCTGGTATAGTCTACCACGCCAACAAGGGGGACTGCGTATACGGCCTACAGGTGGGCTGTGGTGTGGACAGGAAACACCCAGCAATGAACTACGGACGTGTCTATGCAGCCAAGCCAATCGTGGGCTGTGGGGTTGTGTATAGCAGCAAGCTTGCCTTCTTTGAACCAGCCTTCCTGTAAAACTGTCCTCAATTGTCCACAAGTGATAACATCTTATCAGTTATTAACAAATGAGAGTATCTTTTCCTACTATCTTATGAGTTATTCACGATGAGAACATCTTGTCCTACTACCTTCCTACTGCATACGAGCAGTATAGGTTACCCCCTGAATCAACAGGGAGCAGTGGAGTTGGCCACCACTGGGGCGTTTCTATTTAATAATATGAAAAAAATAACACCACTAAGCAAGACATACAAGAAACTAGGGATTGCATTTACCTTTCCTATCGCTATTAAAGACAAGGACGGAAACCGAACCTACTGCGAGCTCAGTAATGGCTTTTGGTCTCGCTATGAATACGACAAGGACGGCAACGAAACCTACTTCGAGAACAGTAATGGCCTTTGGTCTCGCTGGGAATACGATGAGAAAGGCGACGAAACTTACTTCCATTACTGTTCTCGAAGTAATGGAAGTAAGTGGGGAACCAAGCGTGGCACCTGTTCAGGTAAGGTAATCGAAATTGACGGTAAGAAATATGAGCTAACAGAACTATGAAAAAAAATAAACAGGAGGACACAATTACGTATTTGAAAAATTCACTTTAATAGTTCCGATGCTTTCAGAAGTATTGGGTAACGATCCACCGTTCCAATGGAGGGCAATCAAAAATGTAGTGTAGAACGTACTAGGATATGAGGCTTGTGGATAGGCGTTGATTGAGCGGCATGCTGTTAGATTGATCATTTGTCATACAAGGTAACTTCTCTACGTCATCTATTGGGTTAACTATTATTAAAGTAGACCTGCCGCGCCTCTGATTCATGCGTAATTCGGCGAAAAAGTCTAAGAACTTGACCGAGTCTTAGATTGGTATTTAGGTTGAGATTGTAATTCCTGTGTGTACAGCAGGTTGATAAAGAGGATAAGGACTGGGAATTCTCGGTCGTCTCCCTCAAAATTTTTAATCTATATTCCTATAATAACACCATGATATGCTATAAAGATAAAACCTTTTGCACACGCTCAGACTGTGCTCGTTTCGGCAAAGACTGCGACCGCTCCCTCACGGAAGAAGTGAAGGGGCGGGCAGAGAAGTGGTGGGGGAACCCAGACGCACCCATCTGCACGTATGTCGCAGACGTAAAGCCTGATTGCTTTGTAACAAAACAAACAGAAGAACTATGAAAACACTAGACCAGATAATACAAAAACAAGTTGACTATATAATGGACAGCTTTGACTTTAAATCCGCCTCCGAAGCCTTGCGTTGCGTTGAACACTGCTGGATCAATCAACTAGATGATGAAGATCGAGAGTTTGCACTGCGCCAACATGCTAGAGAGCGTATGGCGGACGCTATTAAAAGGGCCAAGGAGGATCCAGATGGGATGGGATTGTGTGGAACTGGTTGCCTAGAAGCCACTTGCACAATTAACACCCAAGAGAAATGGGTTAGGGTCAATCTTAAATGCTGGGTAGAACAATCACTGAACGATGGAGAGAATTACGTATGAAAGCAAAATTAGAAAACGGAACTATGAAATTCTACGAAACAAAAGAAGTAGAAGTTGAAAAACTAACACCAAGGGCAGCGAATAAAGCTTTTGATGCTTTTACCGAAACCCTTTATGATCTTGTTGGAGAAGATAAATGGGTGGATGTATTAAAGTATATCAGAGATTTTTCCTTAGAGGCTTGTGAAAATTACCACGTAAAAGATTAAGAAAATTACGACAAATCTAAACTATGAATACACCTAGAACAGACAGAGCTGCTACTACTATCAAAGATTACTCTGGATACGATGAGGTTGTTCCTGCTGATGTATGCCGAGATATTGAAAGGGATCTTGCCGAACTGAAAAAGGACAAGGAACGGCTTGATTGGCTGCTCAAGAACTGCTTAATCAAAGAACTTGATTTGGAGTGGGTTCACGAAAGCAGGGAGACAATCGACGAAGCAATGAACTATGAAAGCACGACTTGAATTCGACCTACCAGAAGAAAGGGAGGAGTTTGAAATCTGCCGTAAGGCCATCGACCTGCACTCCAACCTGTGGGACTTAGCGGAGCAGGTTCGCAGATGGCGTAAGCATGGGCATACGTTCAAGGATGCAGAGGAACTCCTGGATGCGCTATGGGAAGACTGCATAGACCATGAGTTATTAAATTTCTAGGTTCATAGTAGACCAAAATCCCCGAAGTCCGAGGGGCAAGGAGAGGGCTGGGAGGTTTCTATTTCCCTCCGCGAGTCCTTCAATCTTAGCTCTTGTAAGCGATAACCAAGCTGTCGGCATTTTCCCTTTATCAACCAAATAGCATCAGTAGTGGACGTATAAATAGCCCTCACAGCCCCCACAAGGGGCTTTCTTTTTGTCTGAATACCAAGGGTAGGGTTGGAAACGTAAGCCCTTCTGGGGGCATTTACGGCTTATTATTAAACCTTCTTGCCAAAGAAGGATTGAAAGGCTTGCATACCACTCATTGTTTCCTCAACCTTAGATGTCAGGACACCTCGGTTAATCTGCTCCTGCAAATACTTCGCTGCCTCCAACTGCTCCATCCCCTTGATTCTTTCGATGAAGTATTGCGCCCTGCCAGCTACAGAAAGTGACTTAACCTGTTTATCAGCCGACGTTATTCCAGCGGCCTCATCTTTTAAGAATGTTTCAATCCGACGAACTACCGCTTCATTGGAATCGGGATCAATTAACATATCTTGCAGTATTCGGGATCGCTCCTGTGGGCTGGTTGCCTTTCCGAGTTTGTCCTTGTATCCACTAGCAATCCTACTGGCCTTTGCACGACTCGTGTTTTCTTGCTTGTCTATGTTATCAATCAACTGTTTATCGCCAGTTCTCATCTCAAAGGTTTGAGCATATGTTTCTCCAAAGAACCTTCGTAAAATGGGAACATCCGCACTACTCACCTTTTCCCCATTCATCATTTTTGAGGTAACATTAAACAGCCTCTTTACGGTTGATCCTGGGCCACCTGTGTAGTTTCTATAAAGATATAGTAAGTTCTCTGGAGATACCTCATATCCCATATCGGCCAGTTGCTCAGATAAGTTGAGGGCTAACTCTCCACCTTGTGTCCTAGCAGTCCAAGGATGAATCTTTTCAACCTCAGATATATTTTCATTCTCAAGCCAAGAGGGTCGTATGTCCCTACCCAGTCCATCCTTGTTCTGTGCTAGCTCCATGATTGGGCGCACTACCGTTGGAACTGGCGAGCCGCCCATCGGATTGTATGAATCAATAATGTTCTTACCTAAGTCTTTGGCTATTGCAGTTGCATCTAAATTCTCCTCGCCTCCAAACATAATCCTCTGACCATAGTCAGCAGCAATCTTGAATGGAACCATCGAGTAACCAATAGGAATGGAAAGATAATCAAGGCTACCGTCTGGGTTTTTCCCACGAACAATTGTTATGTGCTTGTTTACCTTAAACTCAGGGATCTTTTCACGCCAATCTTCATCAATGGTTTTATTATATTTATCTAAGGTGTAGCTGGTGGCTGTCAAGGCACCCATTACCGAAGCGGCAACCTTTGGGTTTTTCATGCTACGAATGAAGTTCTTAGCACCCTGTATAGCAGGATTACTGAAAAGATACAACGCCCTCAAGGTATCTCCCTGTGCGCCCTGTAATTGTGGGTCAAAAGAACTATTGCGTGACGCAAGTGCAGCTTGATCCATCGTCATGCCGTCCGCACGTCCACGTCGGTAAGTGGCAAATCTAGTTGCATTTTCAAAAACCTCATTGATATTATTTACCAACTTGTTGAACTGCTTGACCTTAGACTTACCTGGAGCATCTAGTTTCTTGCCTAGTTCAGCTATGCTTTTTTCTACATCATCCAGTGTAGATAACCCTAGACCACCCGTCCTTGCGCCCGATTGAACAAACTCTTCGTAAAGCTTATCCATTTCAAACCCACGGCCACCGCTAGCCTTTTGCCCACTTAGGTTTCTTGCAATAGTTGCCATGTCATCACGGACGGTTGAGATTGGATCAAGGGTTTTGCCCGCCTGTCCAAGGGACATCTTCTGCATATTATTTACGAAGGCTTCGGAGCGGTCACGAATTAAATTGGGAACTAAGAACTCGGGATTAAAGCGTGTGTATAAGCCACCAACAAATCTATTAAATACCAGAGCGCCCTTGAGTATTCCAGTGGCAACCTCGCGGTTAGTTCCTTTCATCGCAGCAGCCAACTTGGGGTCTTTGAATTCTACGAACAATGGCTTACCATCTTCAAATACGGTAAGCACGTTCTTATCAGCCTTTTCGTAAACTGGAACCTTTTTAGGTGGAACCTTTTTGCCCAATGCGCGAAGTGCATTAGCTGATTCTGAGGTGTCCTTGGCTAATTCCGTCTTAACAATCTTAGGTTTGCGAACTGTGGCAACATTGCTAGCAGTCCCTGGATTGTCCTTTATCAGTTTTACAAAGGCTTGGTTGGCCTTATTGACCTGCGCCCTACGTGTCGCACCAACAAGATTGTCTACAATGTTTTGGGAAATATCATTAACTTCAAGGTCGGAACCCTTTGCCCTACGGACACCAGATGACAAAGTTTCATATCGCCCAGAGCGTCCAATAATACTTGAAGCCACATCTTGCAATTCGTCAGTTTCCAGTATTCGATTAAGTGGAACATAGTCTGGGAATTGTTTCCGAAGCTTATCTGCCTCAGCCTTACCTATAAGCCCACCATCCTCAATTGTATCTAGTATCTTTTTAGATAAGTCCTTGCGCAAATCAATGGATTCACCTAGTTGTTTATCCAAACCCTTGGATTCAAAGTCCTGTATAATTTCCCTGAACTCCTTGGTTGTTCGGCCAGCCGCCCCATCTCCCCCAAACTTTGATTTGTTTGCCTTATTATAAGCAACACCATGCTTGGCATAAAGATAATTATTAACAGAACGCGAAAGCGTGCTTGCGTCTGAACCAATCTCATCTGCCTTAGAAAGCAGGAATGCCCCATCAACATCTACAAGTTTTTCCAACTCCTCATTTTTAGCAGCTATTTTACCTTCGGCCAACCTACGTTGCAAATAGAAATCACTTTCATCGGACTTAACTTTTAGTATTCCATCTTTTTGTTTGATCTGTCCACCAGCAACAACGTCTTGCAAAACCCTAGCCCGAATCATTTCATCGCTGTATGCCTCGCTAATCCCTAGCTTTATATCACGGAAGCTATTGGGGAGCATTTCGGCATACTCCTTTCCAGTGCGCTCTACGCCGTCAACCAGTATTTTAGCATCAGGGTCTCCCAGTTTGTATGCTTCACTGAGGCGACGTGTGGGCATACCAGCAAACTTACTATAAGCCTTACTGAAAACTTCTCCGCTTATGCCTAAACCTGCTCCAAGGGCGGCTCCTGTTATACCAGCCGAAGTTAGTTCCTCTAGTGATGGAAGTTCACCTTCATCAATTACTACCTCCGCAGCCTTTGCGCCAGCGGAAATACTAGCACCAACACCAGCTTGTCTGGCTACTGCACTAACTAAGGACTTACCACCCTTAGCACCAGGGATAAGATTGATAAGTGCGTCAGCAAAAATCTGACCATAGCTAAGTTCTCCGTCTGGATTTAAGATTCGTTGACGAGCTATTGATCCAGCAGCACCAGCCCCTAAGCCACCCAACACATAACCAACGGCTGTTCCAACACCAGGTAGGATGGCTGTGCCAGCCGCAGCACCACCCAATCGGCCCGCCTCAGATATTGCTATATCGGAAGCAAATGCTGCGGCATAATCAGTGGCACTTGGACCCTCTTGTTCAAAACCAGAAAGATCAATTGCCTTGGGTTGCGTTGAATCGGCGGTATCAAAGCCAGAAAGATCTAGGCTCTTTGGCTCGTCGACAGCTTTATCAAATCCAGATAAGTCAATAGCCATATTTTAGTTTAGTTTACCAGCTTCTTTAAGTGCTTGAATTGCTGCTTCACGGGTAATCTTATTGGTATTCATAACTGTTTTAATACCAGCTTCTTGTTGTGGCGTAAATGTGCTATCCACAGAATCCCCCTCACCCGCAGCAATAATTTTCTCGATCTCGGAAACAACGCCACCCCCAGGTTTTTCTTTCTTACGTCCGATATAGGTATTAGTTATATTTTCAACAGCCAAATCAAATTGCTCCTTGGTTAATCTACCTGATTGAAAATCAGCCTGCAAATCATCTAAACTTGATTGAAGACCCGTCTTCTCTGAAGTATCTTCTTTTATTGGTTGAAAGTAATTAGGGGTAAGTTGAATATATTTGCTCCCACTAATCTCTATTTCTTTTGGCTCAAAGGGTGCCTCAACTTCCGTGCCAGTCATAGGATCACGCCCTTGACGTTGACGTGTTATGTAGCCATCTGCCACATCCCTAGCTTGTTGACCCTTATATCCCT